CACGTCGTCCTCCTCGACCAGGAGCGGCTGCGAGGCACGAGCCTCGGTCACCTTCTCCATGCGGTCCACGATCTTCTTGCGGCGCTCGATCTCGACCTCAGCGGCGGCGCAACGCGCCTCCAGCTCGTCCAGATCGGTGCCCTCAGCCGGCTCGGACAGCGCAGCGGTGGCCTCGTCGAGCTCCTCGACGGCGGCAACGAGCGCGGAGCGAGCCTCAATGAGCTTGTCGCTCATGTTGGTCACCTCGTGTTCAGTCTGTGATGGGAAAGGCGGGCGCGCCACTTGGCGGCCCGGATGCGTCCCTCGTCGGAACGCGATCGGCCCATGCCCAGGTCATCGACCTGCGACTCGCTGCCGCCCGGAGAAGGCTCCGCGACGGTGGGCGTGGCCCGTGCGATGAGCACGCGACCATCCGAACGTGCCCTTTCCAGCATCTCGGCCTTAGTGGCCTCGTATGCCGGGAAGGGAACGACCGAAACCTCGTACAGCTCACCGACCGAGCGGATCGTGCGCAGCGGGTAGCCGCCGCTCTCGTCCCACTCGTCCTCCTCGACGGTGAACGCGAAACTCATCTGATCCACGTCGGCGCGCATCATCTTGGACGCGACGCGCTGCACGTCGGGATCAACCATGTCGACGCGCGCCCAGATGCGAAGGCCGACCTCATCCTCGACGAGCTCGAGCGTGCCGCTCTTGGTGCGGGCCATGACCGCGCCGTCGTCGTGGTTGTAGAGGAGCCTGACATCGGCACCGCGTGCGAGGACGTTGCTGAACGCGCCAGGGGCGATGACCTCGCGGAAGCCGCCGAGGTCGTGGCTCATGCTGTTGAACACCGCGGCGTAGCCGCGGATGGTTCTGATGTCCGGTCCAGCGCCGCTCTCGCGCCACTCAACGCGGGCAAGCGGGGCGGCCCGCTCAGTGATTACACCGATCACGGTCACGCCCTCGTTGCCGTCGTCGATGTCGTCCTCGACATCTCCGACCTCGCCGGCCTCGCCCTTGGGCTGCCAGGCGTTGCAGTAGTAGTCGCCGCGAACGTACTCGTCCCACTTCGAGCACCGCGCCATGTCGTCCACGCGATCGGTCTCGTCGTAGAAGCCGCAGTTGCCGCAGGCGCGCCCGCTAGGCACGTCCTCCTCGAGCGCGAGGCGGTAGTTATCGGGCAGATCACGCTTCGTCATGTTGAGAGGTACCTCCGTTTCGCCGGCGTTTGCGGCTCGTTGCGCCTCAGTTTCAGCACGGTCGAGCTCGCGCACCTTGCGCTCGGCCCAGTCACGCCCGGGGTCTCCGCCCCAGAGCAGCCATGCGACGTAGCCGGGAGTTTCTTCGCCGGCCTGATCATCGGTGCCCGGGGTCCAGTCGCCCTCGTGACGGGCGAACCATGCGGGCATCCTTCGTACCTTGTCCTCTGACAGCTCCTCGCCGCGTGCCATCTTGACCGCGTCGCGCACGGTCGCCGGCACGAGTCCGTCGCCGCTCTTGCCGTCCTCGTGAAGCCTGAGCCCACGAGCTGCTGCAGACTGCGTCGCCTCATTGACGGTCAGGTCGACGCCGTAGGGCCCGCGGTCCTCTGCCTCAGAGATGTTGAGCGCGGTCAGCTGATCCTGCGCTGACTGCTCGGTCTCGTGGCAGCCCACGACAGCGCCGTCGTCGTCCTTGACCACGGCGAAGCCTCCCGCGCACTCCGGGTTGTCTGTCTCGATGTGCCAGGGCATTAGGTCTCGGGGCTCGGGTTCGGCGCGCCGCCGACCGGCGTCTGCTGCACGTTGTCGCCGCCGTCGACCGCGGCGTAGTTCTCGAGCTCGCGGATCTCGTTCGAGCTGAGCCAACCGGCCTGACGGGCGGCCACGTATGCGGCGTAGCGCTCTGCGGTGTCGGCGCGAAGCAGCGAGTCCACCTTGAACTCGGGGTAGAGCTCGGTTCCGCCGAACAGGTCGGGGTCGGCACGCAGCGCGCTCTCGATCCGGCGAAGGCGCGGGCCCAGGCACAGCTTCATGAACGCGCCGATCTCGTCTGCGGTCGGGCGGAAGGTCGACTCGTATGCGCCGAGCAGCGACGCGGGCACGCTGAACATGCGCGCCACCTCGAACACGCTGAACCTCTGCGCCTCGATCGCGGTCGTGTCGGAGAGGTTGACGCGCACCTGGTCGAGGTCAGCGCCGCCGGCGAGAACGCTCGGGCGGTGAGCGTTGCGCAGCCCGGCGTGGTTGGCGCTCCACACCTCGAGGATCTGGCGGGCCTGCTGGTTGCTGAGACTCCCGGGGACCTTGATCACCATGCCCGGGGTCGCGTCGTTCTGGAAGTAGCGCCCGACGTACTCCTGCACCGCGTAGGCCATGGCGATCGAGTTGCGGTGCAGCTCGATGGGAGAGATGCCGCGGATGCCGCCGCGGAGCGTCATGCCGCGCACGTGCAGGATGTCGGTCGAGGTCAGCCCGACGTAGCGGTCGCCGCCCGCTTGGATGTCGAACTTCTTCTCGCGGGTGTCTGCGTCGCGGTAGACGCGCACCGCGTCCGGGTCGATCACGATCAGCTCGGTGACGCGGCCACGGTTGTCGCGGATCTTCTGCACGAAGGCGTTGCCGCGGGTCTCGATGCATGCGGCGATGTCTTGGAACAGGTCGAACGGCGTCGAGTCCATCGCCGGCCGCTCGTGCAGCAGCTCCCACTGCAGGCTGTTGGTGGCCTTCTCGCGGTCGGGCCCGGAGCCTGAGTAGACCAGGCAGGGGAGAGACCCGATCGTCTCGGAGATCAGGCGGATCGCGCCGCCCACTGCAGGCAGGCCCGCGGCCTGATCGTCCTGCAGGTACATCCCGGTCCACGTTGCGAAGTTGGCCCCGGGCAGCGGGATGAGATCCTCGCGGCCGAAGTCCATCGCGCGCTCCTCGGCCGGCGGTGCCGGGGTGCTGCGGAAGAAGTCACGCCAGTTAGGCAACTCTCACCACCTCGCCGCGCTCGTCCTTCATCAGACGAACGCCAACGGTCTCGATCTTCAGCGCGTTTCGGCGCTCGTAGTAGTCCTGAGCCTGCTGCTTGCGCCACAGGTCGCGGTGCTTGGTGCGGTGCTCGATACGCACCTCGTGCAGACGCAGCGCCGGTGCCAGGCCGTGGTCGTCGGTGCCCCAGTACCAGCTCACCTCATCGCCGGTGCGGGCGCGATAGCAGAAGTGCGCGCCGACCACGTCGATCTGCTCAGCAGCCCGGAAGATGCGCCGCTGCTTCTGCACCGAGTGCGGAGGAAGCTCGAGCGCCTGGGCAGCAGCTGCGGTCTCCTCCTTGATCCACGTCTCGCGGTCCCACAGCAGCACCTCGGCCACGTCCATCTCAGTCAGCTCGAGGCGCATGCGAGTGTCGTCGGGAACGTGTGTCAGGACGTCGTCGCCGTCCAGCACGATGATCCAGTCCTCTCCCGGGGTCACCACGTTTCGGCACTCGGCGAAGCAGAAGGTGCGCTTCTCGACCTCGTTGCCGTGCCAGATGTCCTTCGGGCGCACGATCGTGCAGCCCATGCCCAGCGCGTCGCAGGTGCGAAGCACGACCTCGGCCTGAGTGGGCTCGGAGCGCGCCGTGCCGCCCGGCATGAGCGCGTAGGCACCGTCAACGGCGACGACGTGGTCGCACAGCTTGGCGGCCGAGCTCACGGTCGCGGCCAGCCAGGCGGGAGACTCCTCCCACCAGCTGATGAGGGCGACGACCTTCACGGTGCCCTCCCGGCCTCGACGATCGCCGCCCACAGCGATGCGCGCTTGGCCTCTGACTCGTCGAACAGGTACTCGCGGGCCAGATCCATCACGTCCTCGAGGCGACGCAGGCGCAGCAGCGTTGCGACACCATCGGGCCCAGCGGCCTCGATCCCGTGCTCCGAGAGGATCGCGCGCAGGGCTAGGTTCTCGCCGTGCGCGGCGCGCAGCCTGTCCTCGAGGTTCCAGATGATGTTGGCTGAGGCGTCTGCAGCGTCGCGCACGGTGATTCGGTTGGTGTCGGTGGTCATGCCGGCACCTCGATGTCGTCCCACGACAGGACGTAGTCGGCTGAGTCGCCTTCCATCTGGCAGCGCCAAGTGGCGATGGCCGCGGCGACCAGCGCGTCGATCTTGACCAGACCCTGCCCGCGGATCTTGCGCACCTTCCAGCCGAACTCAGTGTGCTCGGCCTCGGCGTGGGTTACGTGCTCAGCGAGCACCAGGTCGCCGTCGTGGGCGATGCGGCCGGTCTGCACGTTGTCGAACAGCGCCGCCCACGCGCGGGTCTGGTTGGCGCGCTTGCCCCAGGCGTCGGCTACGCGGAAGCCCTTCTCGTCAAGCATGCGGGCGGCAAGCTCGAAGCGGTTGGGGTCGTAGGCCACCTCGCGGATCGGGTGATCCTTGGCGAGGCGCTCGATCACCTCGATGGCGATGCGCGGGTCCATGGTGCGCTCGGCCACGAGCTCGTGGCAGGCGACGCCACGGCGGGCACCGATCACGTGGCACTTCACGCCGATGCGGTCGCTGTCGGGGATGCGCCACGCCCAGGCGACGGCCGTGGTGTCGTCGGTCAGCGCGCTGTCCACACCGACGAACAGCTCTGCGCCGTCAGGCACGACGAGGCCGGGCATCTCAAGCGACTGCCATGCGGCGCGCTGAATCCATGCCCGGCGCGAGCCGTCGGTCCAGACGCAGGCGTGCAGCTGCAGAAACTCATCAGGCGAGAGCTCAGGGTTCGCGGCCTGCTTGGCGAGGTAGTCCTCGGTGATCCACGAGGCCGGGTTCGCCGCCTTCACGGCCTTGGTGTCGTGCGGGTCAGTCGTCGTGGCCTCGTACTTCCAGACAAGCGTGCGGCCGGCGAAGTTGCGCGAGACAGTCAGCGCGCCGTTCTTCTCGACGTCGCTCTGGCGCTCGTTGCCGTCGATCAGGCGGCCCAAGATGCCGGAGTCGCGGGTGTGGCTCTCGCCGGCCGTGGTGATGGTGAACACCTGGGCGCTCTTGCGTGCGCCGCCGGCGGTCGTGAGCGCGGCCCATGCCCGGCGAAGCCTCGGGGCGAGCCATGCGTGCAGCTCGTCCACGATCACCAGCGACGGGTTGTAGCCGTGCAGGCGCTCGGGATCAGAGGAGAGGCGAAGGATCTTGCCCTGCCCGTCGACGCGGCTGATCTCGCCTGCGTAGTCGCGCACGTGGAACTGGCTGCGAAGGAAGTCGTTTCGACGGACGAAGGCGGCCACGGCCTCGAACAGGCGGCCCGCCTGGCGGTCAGATGAGGCGGCCAGCAGTATCTCCGGGCTGCCGTCGTGCTCGAGGCAGTGCCAGACGGCGTAGGCGGCGAGCATCGTGGTCTTGCCCTGCTTGCGGGGCAGCACTGCGCAGACCGACGACCACACCGGGTTGCCGTCCTCGTCGACCGCAAGCGCCTCGTCGAAGAACTCGCGCTGCCACTGCTCGAGCACCAGCGGCTGGCCGGCGAACACGTCGACCGACTGCTCGCAATACTGCTCGGCCCACCATGCGAAGTGCTCGCCGCGGGTTGCGTGGGCGTACTCAGCCAGCGTCACGCAGCACCTTGAGCTTCGGTGGGGCAGAGGCGCGGTCGGGAGCGGACACCGCGCCGACCGGACGACCGGGCCCGCGCTTGGTGTGGCCCTCGATGCCGAGCTCCTTCGCGTACTTGGCGGCCTCGCGGTCTGCAGCCTGGGCGATGGCGATGGCAGGGTGGGCGACGAGCTGGCCGGTTGAGCCGGTGGTGAGCAGCGTGTCGGCGGGAACCTCGGACCAGGCGCGCTCGGCGAGCTCGACCGCTTTCGCGTAGCGAGCGATTGCGCGCTCGGTGTCGGGCGTGACGTCTCCGCGCTCGCGCAGGACCGCGCGCGCGTCGTCAGCGGCTTGCTGTGCGCTTGTGGAGGTCTTTCCCAAAACGATCAGGCTGTGTATCCGTCAGAAAAAAGCAGCCCCCGCTCGGGGGACGTCTCCCCCTGCATGGGACCGCCCCCCCTAGACACCGCGGGCCTCGCGTCGGCCATGACACGACCGGCAGAGAGTGACGAGGTTGTCGGGATCAAGTGCGAGTTCTGGGGCGGTGCGATAGGGCACGACGTGGTGCACCGTGAGCGACTGGTCTGTGCCGCAGTCGACACACGCTCCGTCTCGCATGCGGATCTGCTTGCGAACCTTGCGCCAGGCAGGTGAGTCCTTGAAGGCTTGATGTGCTCGCCTCGCGTCGGTCATGCGACCTGTGCGATCTCCGTAACGAGCGTTCTGCTCTGCACGTGCATGAGGCAGGCAGGCAGGGCAACGGCCGCGCGACACCGACTGAACAGTCCTGCCGCAGTCGATGCAGATCTGTGCGCTCGGCATAGAAACGACAAGAGCCCGCCGACTCGGCAGGCTCAAGAGACACTTCGGGCGGGGTGGGGGGAGGGAGTGCCCGGGGTACACCTCCGGGGGTGCCGGGGTATCCCGGGGGCACATGGGGTCTATCAACCCCACCTCGCGTTCGGAAAACTAGTGATCGGATCGGATGTCGTCCAGTCGCACGTTGCGCTGGTCGGGCCTGGTGCCCGGAATGTGACCACCCACGCCACCGATCACGGGGATGCCACGCAGCCTGCGCTCATCGGCCGGCGCAC